TCGTCGCCGTATTCCCGCATTAACCATGACCGTAGCCCGACGGGGAATTCCTTCTGCGTGAGTGTGCGGGAATAATCAAAAACGATGCACACCGGGTTTTACTGTGCTGACAGACGCAGGGTTACCCTCATAGTCGCTTTTCCGGTGCGATGGTGGAAGAAACCGGGATGTTCATCCATCATCACTCTGGATTGATGTATATGCTCTCTTTTCTGACGTTAGTCTCCGACGGCAGGCTTCAATGACCCAGGCTGAGAAATTCCCAGACCCTTTTTGCTCAAGAGCGATGTTAATTTGTTCAATCATTTGGTTAGGAAAGCGGATGTTGCGGGTTGTTGTTCTGCGGGTTTTGTTCTTCGTTGACATGAGGTTGCCCCGTATTCAGTGTCGCTGATTTGTATTGTCTGAAGTTGTTTTTACGTTAAGTTGATGCAGATCAATTAATACGATATCTGCGTCATAATTGATTATTTGACGTGGTTTGATTGCGTAGATGCACGTTGTGACATGCAGATGATAATTATTATCATTTTGCGGGTCCTTTCCGGCGATCCGACAGGTTACGGGGCGGCGACCTCGCGGGTTTTCGCTATTTATGAAAATTTTCCGGTTTAAGGCGTTTCCGTTCTTCTTCGTCGTAACTTAATGTTTTTATTTAAAATACCCCCTGAAAAGAAAGGAAACGACAGGTGCTGAAAACGAACTTTTGGGCCTTTGTCGTTTCCTTTCTCTGTTTTTGGCCGTGGAATGAACAATGGAAGTCAACAAAAAGCAGCTGGCTGACATTTTCGGTGCGAGTATCCGTACCATTCAGAACTGGCAGGAACAGGGAATGCCCGTTCTGCGAGGCGGTGGCAAGGGTAATGAGGTGCTTTATGACTCTGCCGCCGTTATAAAATGGTATGCCGAAAGGGATGCTGAAATTGAGAACGAAAAGCTGCGCCGGGAGGTTGAAGAACTGCGCCAGGCCAGCGAGGCAGATCTCCAGCCAGGGACTATTGAGTACGAACGCCATCGACTTACGCGTGCGCAGGCCGACGCACAGGAACTGAAGAATGCCAGAGACTCAGCTGAAGTGGTGGAAACCGCATTCTGTACTTTCGTGCTGTCGCGGATCGCAGGTGAAATTGCCAGTATTCTCGACGGGATCCCCCTGTCGGTGCAGCGGCGTTTTCCGGAACTGGAAAACCGACATGTTGATTTCCTGAAACGGGATATCATCAAAGCCATGAACAAAGCAGC